CACCATCCCAACCTCCAAGGTCTGTGTGTGGCTCGGCTAAAAGTCCAAGTGCATCCATTGTTTGTGATGGATTGCCCATGCCTGTAATCTTAACCTCTGGATTGGCCTGGGAAGCGATGGCGTCAATGAAGGCTTTTGGCAAAAGTGAAAGCTCGTCCCCGCATATCCTTACTCGTTTGTTTTTACGTCCAACAAACGCACTAATACCCACTACGGCGTTTCCCTTTTTAACTGGGATACCCACCATTCCAGAACGGAAGTCTCGTCCCTCGGTAGCCTCATCCCGGCTGTCAGTAACCAGCCGCATTCTTCCTTCGATGAGATGACCTGGAAGCCATGAGAATTGTTCCTTGGCCCTGCGATGGAATTTTTTTATCTCTCCCCAGATACGATCTTCAAGATTTTCCTTGGTGTCAGAACAAACTATGACAGTGGTTTCACCAGAAAAACAGTAATAGTCCACCAGATGACAAATGGAGGAATCCGATGTTTTTCCTGTGGACTTAGGCCCGAGAACAGCCACGTACTTATGGGTCAGCCATTTTTCAAGAAACAGATCGAACCATCGGTGCTGATCAAATTCCGGCCAAATGATTTTGATTATCTCTTTGAAGTGGAAAAAATTGCCTTCGCCAGCCCAACCTCCGTTTTTCTTTTCCCATCTTCCACCGTGGGCTACAACCTGCATTTCCATCCAAAGAGGGTGAGTGGCCGGTGCCCATAGTAAACCGTATTTCGGAACTGTGTTTCCCTGAGTCTGCTCAATCCTGGGTTTACGAGATGCCATTTAGCTTGCGAATAGTATCCCACCGGATTATGACTCTGCCAAGGCATTATGCCAAAAGCCCACGATTCTGACATCGCTCTCGTTGACGGAAGCTTCGACTGGTCAGGAGGGGTTAATAGCATCAAGGTCACAACTATTGCCACACCACAGAACCCAAGTGGGCTTCAAAGGAACCAGTTGGCATGGTGTTCAAATTCTACAATCCGTGACGGAGGCATAACCACACGCGCAGGCTGGAATCGACTTGGCCGAATCCATGACGGTTCAGCCATTTATCAAGGCGGTAGTGTTTACGAACCAAACGGAGCCAATCCTTACCTAATGATGTCCATTGGTGGGCACATATACAAAGTTCTTCCCGATGACCTTGGTTCGATTGTGGATCTCTCAGCAGCATTCGGACTATTTAACCCACCCCTGGTTGAGCAAGCCTTCTTTTGTCAGGCTGAATTGTTCGAGATAATCCAAGCTGGTGATTATCCCACCACTGGACAGCCAGTGATTCCTGGGACCACAGATGCTAACGGTAATTACCTTCCCCTGTTCTGGGATGGAACCACCCTGAGCCGTTCGATTGGAATAACCACACTCACCCCAACACGGACTCCAGGCCAGAACGAAATCCCCGCCGCGACATGCATGGATTATTACCAACTTCGTTTGTGGTACGCGCAGAATCGTCAATACGCAGCGGGTGATATTGTTGGAGGCCCATCAGGAACAGCACCTTACCGATTCAAAGATGCAGTTCTTAACGTGACTGAGAACCCATTAGCGTTTGGAGGTGACGGATTCACGGTTCCAACCAACGCGGGTAATATTCGAGCCTTGAAACACGCGGCCAATCTGGATTCTACGCTTGGCCAGGGCAGGCTTTACATTTTCACGCGCAAGGCCGTGTACGCCCTTACCGTTCCAATGACTCGTCTGGATTGGATCAAGGCAGACAAAGACAACATGCCAGTCCAAACCGTGGTTCAGCTTGTGAACGGTTCGGTTAATGACCGTGGTGTGGTATCGGTGAACGGGGATTTGTATTATCAATCACTTGAGCCAGGAATCAGGTCACTTGTAACGGCAATCAGGTATTTCGGTCAGCCCGGCAACACACAAATTGGTGTAAACGAGAATCGAATCCTGAAATTCAATGACCGCGCACTGCTTCACGCCTGCACTGGAATTGAGTTTGATAATCGGTTACTCATGTCGGCGCTTCCCAAACAGACCCAGCAAGGCATCGTTCATCAGGCTTTGGTTCCGTTGGATTTCGCACCATTATCGACCTTTGAAAGCACACTTCCTCCTGTTTGGCATGGCATGTACGAAGGACTAGATCATTTCCAGTTGTTCACGGCTGATTTTGGAGGACTTCAAAGAGCCTTCTCGGTTGTTAGAGCATCCGATGGAGGGATTGACCTGTGGGAATTGACCGCTGCTGAACGGTTCAATGATGGTGACAAAAGAACCACATCATATATCGAGTTCCCGGCCTTTAATTGGGGTGACAATTTTGAACTGAAAGAGTTGATTGGTGGCGAATTGTGGGTGGACCGTCTATTTGGAGAAGTGGTGTTCAAGATGGAATACCGTCCAGACGGCGATCCGTGCTGGTATCTGTGGCATGAATGGTCAAAGTGTTCCTCTCGCAACTCCTGCGAGGATGTCCACAATCCAGTGTGTTATCCGCTGACCCCACACGGTGAATCGTATCAACCAGGAATGACGCTTCCAAAACCTCAAGTTGTTTGTGCTCCGGTAACAAAAAGGCCAACCAATATCGGGTTTCAATTCCAAACAAAATTAACCATCCATGGATTTTGCCGAGTGAGAGGACTTTACCTTTACGCCACTAATAAAATGCGTGGTTTGTATTCTTCACCAACGTGCTAATATAGCCTATGCCTCAACGCCTTCGACTTTACGACATAAGGACCAGTGACTTCCCTCAAGTGATGGGGAGGTGTGCGTCTGATGTTGCTGGTGTGGCCAGTGATTTGAACAGCGTTCAAAGGCGATTGCTCTACTGCCGGGAAGCTGGAGACGAGAGCTGGTGGGGAACGTGGGCCGAGGTCGCCTTCAATGTAGATAGGACAAGTCCATACATCACAACCCCGAGAGAGATTGCCCGGTTAGAGATGATGACTGTATGTCGCAATCCAATTCCGATAAGAAATCAATTTTATGAGTACCTCCAATGGGGCAACGGAAGGCTTCCAAGGCTATGTGGAATCGGTCGTAGTTGTGATGTTTCCGCTTACTCTCGCAACAACGCTGTCAGCTTTGTCGATCTTAATCCAGCTCCACAGTTGATAAGAATTGTTTCTGATAGCCCGGATGATTCTGGAAGTCGTGTCCTTATTCAGGGATTGGACCTGAATAACAGCGTGGTTCGCTCTGCCGATGGAACAAACATGATCATGGGCCAATTTGTAACATTGGAACAGCCGTTCGTTGCATTCCCGTTCCAGATGAATCGACTCACCGGAATCCAAAAGGATATAACGGTTGGAAATGTTCAATTCTTTCAAGTCGACCCAACCACTGGTGCAGAAGTTTTGCTGCTCACCATGGAACCCGGAGAGCAGACTGCTTGGTATCGGCGTTACTATCTAAACAATCTCCCCTTTAATTGTTGTCCGAGTGAAACCACGGCCCAGGTGACAGCACTGGCCAAGTTGGAAATGATTCCGGTGCAAGTGGACACCGATTACTGCCTAATTCAAAACCCGGAGGCGATTATCGAGGAAGGTCAGTCATTAAGGTATTCAAGAATAGACAACGCTACAGCAAAACAAATGGCGGCTGAAAAACATGCTCAAGCTGTGAGGCTTTTGAATGGTGAGTTGTCCCATTTTGGCGGGAAGAATACAGCAGCGGTTTCTTTCAAACCATTTGGCAGCGCATGTCTTGAACGAGTGCGCGTTGGTATGATTTAGGTTATGGCTGTTTTACCGTGCCCAAACAAAATTCTCTGCCCGAGTCTGGACGGGAATCCGTTGACCAATTACTCATCGGAGAATCCTGATCCTCCAATTCGGCTTGGATACAGCACCGGCACGGCACCAACCAGCAGCTTTCATCACCATGGCGGATCTGGCCCAATGTCTAACTCGGACAATCCTGCCGGTGATCCACCCCCTGCTGGCGAGGCTCAAACCGGAACAGGAGGAAATCCACCACCACTTGGAAGTGAATGGGATAACGAATCTGTTTTGACCATTGTTGAAGTTACCGATCCAGACGTTGATCCAAACGATGAGGCTGGAAACCAAAATGTTGAGTCTCTGGCCGATGACACATCTCCAGGATCGGGAGGATGGAGAACGCCTCCGGGTCAAACCAGACCGACCATCTACGTGAACCACCCACAGACCTGCACCATATTCTGCCCGGACGGTTCTCCGTTTTCATTCACCGTTCCGGTTGCAAGGTATCGATCATTTAGCCAAGCAGACGCGGATCGTGCTGCATATTCATTTGCTTGTCGTCAGGCACAGTTAAATGCCATCTGCCTTGGATCAATTGCTTCCACGACCTGTGTCGATCAGGTTTACAACCAGACCATAATTGCGAATACAGCAAATATTCCAGTCTCGTTCTCGGTCATTTCAGGATCGATTCCCGACTGGGCAACAGCCACGGTTGGACCGTCCAGCATTAGAATTAGAGGCACGCCAGACACTGGAGATATTGGAACGTACGCGTTTACCATTCAAGCCGTGGATGTGTTCGGATTCACGATGACC